ATGACATAGCTGCATCATATGATCCCGCGTCTACACTTTCAAAGAAGCGAAACGCTTGTGCCTGTTTCAACTTATCAACACCTTGCACCATATCCGCAGCATTTGAAGCATTCATCAAACGTACACGCATTGATTCTTCTTGACGCGCAGCACGTTCAGAAAGAAATGGTGCCAACATTCTACCACGCGGAGAAGCTAGTACCGCGGATATATCCTTTCCTGAGAAACGTCCATTAAAGATTCCATCAACAATTTCGCGGGGATCGAGGTTCTTATTGCGCTCAAAAAAACCTTCAGCTTCCTGCGAGATTGCCGTCTGAATTCCTGCTTCTGCTGCCGTTGATCTTTCGATAGCATTTCCAGCTTGTGACTTCCCTGTAGCTGCAATTGATTCAGTTTCTTGCGGGTTCTTTTGGGCATAATTAATTCCTGCCTGTGCTGTCAGTTGTTTGAACTGATCGCTAGTTATCCCGCCCGGCGTAGTTCCAGCGACAGCCGTATTCGCACGAAACATTGTATTCGTCGGATCAGCCAAAGCAGTTTGCATAGCAGGACGCATTGCGTTATCAACCATCTGTCCAGTTGATTCCGGTCCAGCCGCAAGTGTATTACCAAACTGTCCCAATCCAAGTTGCGCGCCCATCGCAGGATTGTTACGGAGCATATCCGTAAGCTGCTGTGCGAGTGCAGGATTAATAGCAACCTGCTTCTTCAATGCTTCACGCATAGCATAACCGGGATCGTACATTTGTCCAATCGACTGAACTAAACTTGTAAGCGCAGGCGCGAGAAATGCATCAGCACCGGGAAGGATTTGGACCATTGCTTTTTCTTCCCCTTAGCGGTTATAGAAATTCATGCTAGGAATATCGAACCCACCGAAGTTTGACATTCCTGGAAGTTGTGCGCCACCGCCAAACATTCCACCTAACATTCCACCAAGTGGTCCGCCGGCAACAGCACCAAGAACTGGCGCAGCAGTTCCAAGAAACTGACTAAATCCTGACGGCTGCATAACAGTTTCAGCCTGCGAAATTCCTTTGTTTGCAGTACCACTCATCATCTGCAACAGTGGCATGAGCGCCTGTAACTGTAGCCCACCAATCGCCTGTGTCATTTTAGGTGCAGTCTCAGAACGCAACATCGCCTCTGCATAAGCGGCCGGCGTACCAAACGCTTGCCCACCCTGCTGTCCAAATCTTGCGCGCAGATTCTGTGCATCACGTTCGCTTTGCTTAGAAATCATTTGCTGCATACTTCCACCCATCTGGCCAGCGCCACCGGAAAGAATATCATTCAAGATACTAAACATTCCTTGTGACTGTCCAGTAGGATCGGCACCACCAAAACGTTGTCCAGCAGTTGTCGCGCCGAACGATCCCGTTTGTAGTGCACCCTGCAACATTTGTGTCCAGTCCTGACCCAATCCAACAGCAGGACCGCCGCCAACTGTTCTCTGATTCATGCCCACTTTTCAGTCTCCTCGCGCAGTATGCCGTAAAGTTTAACATCAAACCACGCATCTTTGTACAGTGCAGCATTACGTAACTTTCCTTCACGATAGAACCCAACTGATTCTACGAAGTTACTTACTAACGAACCAGCGTAAGCAGGAACCTCGGCAGAAACTCTAACGAACTGATACTTATTGAATACAAACTTAAGCATCTCGCGCACGAGTGGCACTCTACCAAAATGCTTGCGATCGAAGAATGTGTAATGTACCTTTGCCTTTACACCCGGCTCGATATGCGTTAGGTAGAACACGCCAATGAAATCATCTACGACCCAGAACAATCCGTTCGACTGGATTCCCTCTGGACCGTACGATACAAACAACTCGATAAACTTCTTGAAATCCCCGCGCAGTTCTTCGTTATAGAGAGTGCGGAACTTATTAGATTCTTCCCAAAATCGCTTTACATTCTCGGGACTCAGAACCATAGGTCGCACTTTCCTAATTACAACTCCATCATTCTCCTTGCAGGGGACAGCAAGAATATAGTTATCATCCATCAGATTTCCCGCCGGGGTAAACATGAATCTCAAATGCTACTAGCTCGAATAATCCATTAGATGCACGAACACGAAATGCAAACTTTCTAGTCTTGATGTTCTTATTGAAGATGAGAAGCTGCGTCTTATTAATCAAAACCGGAGTAACTGATTTAGCAACCTTCCAACTTCCATCCGTATCACCACCGTCTTTAGAATACTCAAGTGTCAACGTGCACTGTTTGATTGGACGATAATCAATACGAACTTGTGCAATATAAGTATCTACTTCTGGTATGTTGAATGTCTTTGTTGCTAGGACTGTTTCATAGATGAGTCCATCATTAGCTGACGTTGGTGTAAGTTGAGCATCTCTATCAGCGTTTGGATTTTCAAGTAGAATATCTCCTGTGTTCTTACCAAACAAACGCGTCGATATATTGACCGCCGTTGGCGAGAGCGAATCAATCGTTCCTTGCAAGTTATCAATTGAACCAACCAGTTGATCTATTGTGGTTCCCGCCGTTCCCAAATCGGTGTCGTCTAGTGAAGTAATTGAATCGTACTCCGAGAAAACCCAAGCCTTTGTGCGGAAGTTATATGTCCACGCTCGTACTAACGTAGAACCAACTTGCGGGATACAAACAGTGTACTCATTGAAAACGGGATTGTAAGAACCAAAGATATTTTTCGGATCAGTTACGTTCTTAATGATTTCCGATTCAACATTCTGTCCAATCCTATCAAGTTCTCCGCCCGGCGTATAAGCATAAACTCCCGCCGTTCGTGTATCAAGCCAAGCAACCCCGCCCAGAATTACAGTGGCCGAGTGTGGCGCATCACAACCCACGCCCGGAATTGCTGCTTGGAAGTTAAACGGAAACTGTGCGATAGGTTGTTTGTAACCAACCCAAACACTTTGTTCACGCAACACGATCAATACATTACTCAGTCCAAACACACCAGTTATGTAATCAGAAAGATCAGAAGGTGATTCAACAAGTGGACTGTTACCGGAAGATTCATCAGTAATTGGATTCCACTCTGCAATGTTTCCATCACCTGACCAACCAATTTGTACTTCATTCACACCACGTAATGCCGCGCCCACAACACGATTATAGAACCCCGTTACATACCGATACTTAGGCGCGTTACCAAGGTCAGCATGAGTTTCAGCTGCAAAATTAACAAGCTGAATCTCATCTGCACCATTATTCGCAAACACTAAGTTATCAAGTACAAACGCTGTACTTATCCTATCGCTTACTGTTCCAGTTAATGCAGCTAGTGTTGTGTATGGACTCCAACCAGCAGCTTGTCGTGAGTGTACAGTAGTTGGTGTGAAACGTAACGTATATGGAGAACCATTATTCTTTTTAATGAATAACGTCTTCAATACCGTTAGTGCGTTTGGTTTAATTGGAGTAAGTAATACAGTACCATATCTACGAGAAGTGCGATCGAAACGAACAGTAGCGTTCTTAGCAAGTTGCAGCGCACCAGTTGGAATATCAGAAGGATCAATCTGTGTAATCATTCCAAGATTCACACGTGCTTCTACAAACTTCTCCATCTTCATATTATCTGCCGCCGGCATCCTTTCCGGATTTACAGTCTTTGCAATCGTTCTAGCCATTCCTTCTCCTACTTAATGAATTAGATGGTAGAACGAGAATCGGGAACAGTGTAAGTAACCTGCGCGCCGTAGAAATCAAATGTTGCACCTGTAGCACCGTTAGGCAAATCTAGGAACAGCACAAGATACTCGCCTTCAAGTATCAAAATACCCGGCGCAGTTATAACAGGTATAAATGAATGGCGTCCTGCATTGTTATCAATACCAGTGAACAGTGGAACGTTAGTATTAGCTGTAGCGAAATGCCACTTGTAAATTGACCAAGTTAATCCTGCGAAACTTCGAAGAACATTAAATGCAATCTCTGTAACCGTAACTCCGACCGGCAAAATGATCGGGATATACATTGGGCCTGATCCTGCGTACGATCCAACGGCTCCTAAAACAACTGCATCTACACCACTCTGCGCAGCATACGGAGAAATAACTTGACGCTTCGTTGTCTTACCAAGTAGCGTATCAGAACCAACAATCGGACCGGGTTCAGTATCCCAATTCGGAAAAGCTTCTTTCAAACGCTCGTCAAGATCAACACGTAACTCACGAATTGCATCATCAATTTCTCGTGCGTCACGTGCACCAAGCGGAGCATTTACACTCCACGGTCTTGTTCTAGGCATTAGGCATCCTCATACCAAATGTTAGCAAACTTCGTGAATCTATATACTTTATTCAATCCAAGTAATTTATTAACTGCTGTGTTGGTGAAGATTCGAGTGCCGTGCGTGATCGTAGCTAAACCGTCGCCTAGAATTGTAATCGTTTGTCCTTCTTGTCCATCATCGAAGTTTGTTATTGTAACCGCGACCCCGCTAGAAACAATCACCTCCCGATTCAAGACTGATGGTGTAGTGTCCGCAGGTTTAAACTCATGCACAAATTTCTTATCAATGACAAGTTTCACTTGAGCACGTTCAATCCTTTCTTCCGTCGTTACTCTCTTTGTGGTCTCTGACATAATCTTATTTTAGCAGACGACGTTGATATGATACCTTAACTTCCTAAGTCTAAACAACCAGCCTTTCAAAAACTCTAATGAAGTCGGCCTTCTCAATATTAAATTGATATAGAAGATTTCTCTTTCTCTCATGTACAATCTGATAACATCACGTGGGGATTGAGACTTCATTAATGCTAGTGTCTGTGGTCCAATATGTCCGTCAGCAATTACGCCAATTGCGCGCTGTAGAAACTTTGCAGCTTGTGCAGGTCCACTATTAATTGCCGCGTCGAAATGCACAGTTGCAAGTTCTGGTGAGTAATCTGCAATAAGATCAGCGCGAGCACGAAGCCAAAACTCTGCGTATATCTTCTTTACTTCGGGCGGAGTAATGTTCTTTACATCTTTCTTACGTGAAGCATCGTAAACGTTTTGTGTGACCCCGAAGTTTGTGCGCCCACCGGGATCATTTGGATTATCTACAAATCCACCTTCTTCACGCAGTACGAAAGTATACGCAGAATCTAGCATTAAGAATTCTCCTTTTGTTTCAATGCTAACCGTAACGTAGTCTCCTGCTCAACTAAACGCTTATCAATATTGTGTAGCAACTCAATTATTCTACTAAGTTCCTTTTCTACGTTCGTGTACTTTTCACCAAGCCTAGCAATGTCTTTATCTTGTACGCTGTTTTCGTGCGTAGCGGCATTTGCCATAGCTGTGACAGCCACAATATCTCTCGTGTTTGCGATACAACCAGATTCAATTTCATTAGCACGTTCGCCAACGCCGTCAATGTCAGTTACTAATTGTTTCGTCAGTGCAACCAATTTGTCATCAAGTGTTTTGTCAGCTTCACGAAATGGTCCTTGCATCACCTTCCAAAAGAACGTGCCGAGCGGACCAACAATCGCAACGATGAGCGCACCTAGTTTAATAATCCCGTCCCAATCATTTGTGAAGAACGGATTATTAGCCCGCGGCGTTGCTTGCACTAGTAACATTAGATAAGTTAACATGCTCACTCTCGTTTAAACTCAAACAACAGCTGTAGATACAACCGCACCCGTGTCGCTAACTGTAAGACGATAACGTGAACCATTCGTGGACTTCAAGATAAGTCCCCTATTAGCCGTAGTAATTTCGGCATCGTCAGTAAACTTAGATAGTCCAGTTACTTCAAGCGGAACAGTCGGTGCGACAAGCGAACCAATTCCAAGTTTACCTGCGATTGCATTATTAACTGTAGAACCGTCAACATACAATCCAAATACATTCGTGGACTGTGTACGTGCGAGGTTCTCGATATGTAAACCGTACAAATTTGTGTTTGGTCCAGCACCTTCCAATGGCACAACACGTAAACCTGCTATTGTAGTAACAAGTCCAGTACCTTGATGAATCATACGTGCACGTAAAGCTATTGCAGTCGTCATCGTACCCGTACTATATTGCTGAACTAATGCACTACCACCAATCATAGTAGTACAATTACCAACATTACTACCAGAGAAATTTATACCTACTATATTAGTGGCAATACCCGCAGCATTGTTGTTTGTCACACTCATCGACAAACCTTGCATATCACTAACAATTGTTGCGACGCGATGCGTTATACTCATTGATGCGCCATACATACCGTTTGCAGCATTAACTGAAGTCGTAAGATTATCAACAGTTACAGCCAAGCCAGTTTGATTTAAGAAGTTACCGCCACTTGGAGCGGCAGCAAGATTCCAACCATTACGTATAGCAATAGAAGTTGGAGCTTTCGGCGCAAGCAAAAGTGTTTCTCTTACTTGCAAAATCTGAATGGCTGCTGTACGCACAATAGGTGCATCAATTCCAAAACTTCCGTCAGCACCATTAAACAATCCATTCACATTCAAGTTGCCTGTTACTGTTCCGCCACTTTTCAATAAGTAGAGTGCATCATTTTCTACTTTAGTATACGCATCACTAATACCATAACCACCTAACGTCGTGGGTAATCCTAATAGTTCAGCGAATGTAATGGCACCAGCGGCGCGGAATCCTAGAAAGTCTACATCAGGATTCAATCCACTCGCAATTATAATCTCACGCAGCGGACGATTAGTTACATCGGCACGCCCATAGATATCATTTCGCGCAATAGCAAATTCACCAGCTTGTACCCAATTAATAAGTGTCACAAGTACCTCGTGAATCCGTCGTATTTGAAGAAACTGTAACGCGCTGTGACAGCTTGATAGTTACCATCGGCAGCAGTTACTAAGATGCTCACACCACTTTCTTTTTCACCAAACGCACTTACGATAGGACAAGGTTCGGCTGGAGAAAACACACTTACTATTGCACAAGTCTCACGTTCTAATATGACTAAGTTGCCACAAAGTTCACGATCAAAGTTCTCATCCAACTTCGGAAGTGTAATCGCATCAATTAACAAAACACCGTATGCTTCCGGCAATATCAGCGAAAGTCGAAAACCAAATGAATCAGTAGCGAATCCCGCGCCGACCGTTGAGTATCCGTTGCCAAGTTTCTTTTCCGTTTGGCTCGGCAATTCATCCGGCTCATTAATCCATTCACTTTCTGCTAGCCCATCAGAATACAAACCGATATGTGGAAGCGGAAGTAACACCGGCACCACAGGTTTGTTTACATTGTTAGCTTGTAAAAGAAAACCTGTGGCCGGTATCACACTCTCCCCCATGCGTGACGAACAACAAGAGTCAAACGCTTCGTATTAATCTTCGGAATCCCCACACCGAAATCAGTTTGAAACGTACGCGCGAGTGCAGAGTTTCCTGTGGTCCAGTAACTTGCAGAACGCACACCGCCAGTTAAGTTACCAATCGCGGGATCGAATACGTGTGTAACATCACGAAAGTAATTGCCATTAACATATGCCGAAGCAGTTGCACTTGTATTTGTTGCAGCTTCTGCTCCACCGGGCGCACCAGTTGATACACCGATTGCACCATTATGTACAACCATTGATGCGGGAGATAAGCCACGGAAATCACCAAATTGATCGTTAGACCAAAAGCTTCCTACGTTTGCCGGTCGGGTTACTGTATTATACAAAACAGAATCAATCGTAACCGTACCCGCAAGATCACCTGGAATATTAATTCTCAGTTCATACGTGATGCGTAACTGATCCGCAGACGTTTTTGTAATGACAGTTGTAACGCCGTTAATATCCTTAAAGAGTTGTCGCGTCCACATCGGCGCACCAACTTGTAAACCAAACAAACCTAGTTCGGAAAGATTACCATTACCTTCCGCTTCAAGCAAGAGTCGTGTGCGTTTCTGAAAACTGTAAGCGTTCGCTGCACCATAACCAAATGTATCAGCGAATCCACCATTGTTATTAACTCGCGTACCAATTTGTGCACCTAACTGTACGTCTGCATTTGTAGGCGCAACCGCACCAGTTCCAACACCAAGCCACACATACATATTCTGTAGATTGTTTCCTGCGCCAATACCATCTAATCCCGCGTTTACAATTAGATTCTTAAACTTCAATTCCTGTTTCACTTCTTGCGTCTTTGCATCTAGAAGTTCAACATGGAAATGTCCCTCCAGTTGCGGAATCGGAGTAGGCAAGAGAATCTCTTGACTTCTACTTATAATCAAGTTGCTCATTTTTATTTAGTAGAAGTTAAGGGAAGATCGCCAATGTTCCACTTTGCACACTAGCTTGTGCCGAAAGCGTTTCAATCTCAGCATCGTCAAGAATAACTATCAGTATCAAAATACCCGACCGCATCGAACCCGTAGCAGAAAGCGTTTCAATCTCCGCGTTGTTAAGAATAAGCGGAAGCACCAACAATCCACTTTGAATCGAAGCCTGCGTAGAAACCGTTTCAATTGCAGCATTACTTATAATGATAGGATCAGTTAACGTACCGCTTCGCACACTACCAATAACAGTTAATGAATCACTAGCATCAGAAGTAATAACAACCAACAACAATACACCAGACAGAACAGCGGAAAATACTTCAACGATTTCGGGCGGTAGTATTTGGGGGTAGAGGGCCGACTCAATATGAAAAACTTCGTACGTCCCTGAAGCGAGGAATCTTTCGGAGTAAACAATATGGATTCTACTGTCCGTTGCTTTGACAATGTCTTCCAAATACTTGTTCGCAACAACTGTAATTGGAGTGTCATATATAGTTAGGTATCTGTCACGTTGTTGCCGGTAGACGATCTTATTAAGTGAGTCTGATACGTAAAAGAACAGTACGTCAGAATCAGTAATGTCGTCTGGATTATCCAGCAATACTCTTGGATTCCTACCGTTCCCGAAACTAACAAACTCGTACGCAGCGATAAGTGAATTATAATAGTAGAGCCAAACATCATTACCGCGTTGAGCAGTTACGACAAGTCTACCAAACTGATCGAATCCTGCATCTACTTCACTTACTGCTACTCCTTCATATGTAAGTAAGAGAGTGTCAGGAAGCCAATCGTCTTTAGTAAGTGTCTCGCGTGCGTAGTAAATAGATGAGTTGAGAATTCGAATACGCCATACATAAGGAATAATCCCGGCTGACGTATCTCCAATCGCTATCGGTCCAAATGTAAATGACGTTAGGTAATTAAACGAAATTGCATCGGGTCTACGTGTTAAACTTAGTTGAATTAAGTTGCGTGTCGTTGTATCAAATTCGCTAGCAAATTCTCTGCGTCCTGTGCTGTAATTAACAGCCGGCGTACTCGGGAACTGGAGCGAATCTTCCTCGGCTTGGAAACCTGTTGGAAGTGTTCTTTCGCAAGACATTTCACTTCCTCAGGTTTAGAAACGATTGTAACGTCCTGTTCCATTTGAACCTCTGTGGCTACCATAATTATTATCGTATGGTCGTGACGCAACATTCAATCCAGCAAAAGAAGTATCTCTTTCTTCCTTCGCTTGTGTTGGCACCTGTGAATTGATAAGTGAAATTTGATGAGCCTTCGCAGCATTTACACGCGACCAGTCATTGTATTTCATGAAGCCGCGCCACACTGCGCCGAGCAATAGAATATCATCCCACGATTGGGGAATCTTTGCCGATGTATTGGTGTCACTTAAGTCTGCGAGTGGCGCAAGATACTTAAGTGTCATTTTGTAAACTTGATCTGGTGTCGGCCAGAGCCGTGCAAAACAACCTTCGCGCGTATACTTAATTGGAACACCGTGCGCGAATGTCGCACCAACATACTGTCCTTCATAATCACGCGGGTCCATATATTCCAAACGTGTATGCTGAAAACTAGACAAGTCTTCAATAGAGATTGAGACTACTGCTTCGAAAGGCGAAGGCATATCGTAATTGCGCGTACCTGCAATTGTATTAAACGTAACCGTTGCTTCCTTTTCCCGAAACGGGAACTTATCAAGCAATTCCCAATACGAACGGTTGAGAAGTAAATCAGCCGCATCCTTCGACAAATCATTCTCATCCACACCAAGTGCATCACGAAGCTCAATGCGTAGTTGCGTAATGGACATTGGCATTTTTCTTTCCTTAGTTAATCAGTTGAGTCAAACGGAACCGCGTAAGCTGAAACGAAACTTTCAGAACCCCGCGTTTCGAAATCACAATACACGAGGCACGGACCAGTAAAATCATTCTGGTCAATAATGGACCCATTGGAATAATTACGGAGCGTTATCACGCTATCAATAACATTCCCCGTAATCATTTTCCAACGAGTCGCATCCAATCGTACAACTGCTGTGTTGTTACAAGTTTTCGGATTCGCCCCGATTAGCAATGCGATCTGCATAATTTTCTCAACTCGTTTAATTTAATCCGAAGTTACTCGATGTGCGTAGCAACAACAGAAATAGAAGCTTCCGTGCCGCGAGTATCAAAGAGTGCAATTACATCAGCCGGTCCAGTAATTGGCTGACCAAGCAGATACTGAATATCCGAACCATCCATCTTACGAACGATGATGTTTGAATCCACAACACGCTCAAGTGTTACTGCGTAATCCCCTTCGGGAATGTACGTTGATTCGCCCTGAGCAGTTGCGGGATTAGCATTTTTAAGCAGGTAGATTTTATCCATTTCCTTAATTGTAGCAAGGGAAAGTTAAATCGGATTCGAGCCTGTCCAACCACGCCAATCCACAAACCATACAAGGAAACGTGTAGTTGCCTTATACTTCGCAGCATCCGTATCGAAATCCCACGTGTCATCAAACTCAATCGGGCGACGGATAACCATGTGTGCGTCGTTGAGTGAAGAATCCATCATGAAATACGACTTCGGATTCGTCTTGTAATGTGAAACGATAATGTTCACGCGCGGCATACGACGACGGATTGCATTATCATTCTGCTGGTTAGCAGTAAACGGCTCCAGATCAGAATTGAAAATCTGAAGTGCCGTATGATAATCGCCTGCATTGTTGCCAAGAATAAGCGTATCCGGAAATGCGCGCATCGGATCGCCATTCTCATCCTTCATATTCTGATACAGGTCAAACTGTCCCGTAATACCAGCGTTGGACAGCGCAACATCCGTAGCAGAACGGTTAGAAACAGTTCCGCCGCCGAGCGTAGTATGCGCGGTATGAATCAGCGGAAGGTTATCCATTCCACGGAAGAAATTTCCGGTGAACGCATCGTCCAAAAGTGCAGCAGAACGATATTCCATTGTGTTACGGCCAGCCTTCGCGAGCCACTTAGAAGCCTGATTCGCCTTCTTATACTGATCGTCCTCAACAGTACGGCGTGTGATAATAAATCCAAGAGCGAATTCCTTATCAACACCCATCACCTTTGGACCAATCTTCGGGTCCTCATAAATAAGTGGCTCACCATCGCCGCGCTCAAGAAGCCGCGACAGTCCACTCATTGTAATTGCCGACTGTTCTGGCATATCAGAACGAGATACCTTCAGAAACTGCGAGTATTCCGGTGCGTACTGTTCAAAGGAATCACGGAAATCCCTTCGCAGACCTGGCCGGAAAAGGTGGTTAAATGCGCCCTGTACAATCATTTCATTCACTCCGACAATTCGAGAAGAACTACAAAAATCAAGAAGAAAATCAAGCAGAAATTAAGCGGTGCTAGGACCACCCTGACCAGAGATAACCGACGAGAGGAACTTAAACAGAAACATCTTAGCATCTGCATCAATATCAGTAATCTCAATACGGTTAGCAGGAACTGCCGGAGAAACAACTGGAGTCATATCAATAACCCAGTCATCAGCAACTTTCTTCACAGGATACAATTCGCCAATGTGCGTCTGCAACGGTAGAACTGGATCGACCGCACCGTTAACTGCACGACCAGAAAACTCCGTAAGTGGCGCAGCATCAAGCATGGAAACTTCCTGCACACGACCAGTTACAACAGTGGGCGTACCACTTACATCATAACCTGGTCCCGTTCCTGCGCCCTGCAACGCAACACCAGCAATAGCAGGAGCGTCACCAATACACTCTTGATACGTACCGGCTGCATTATCAATAAGCAACGCACCGCGCTTAAAAGTCTGTCCGGTCGCATATGCAACAGTGCGCACCATCGGAACATTTGTGCCGCCGTGCCTTGCGTTCATAAATCCGCGTGGCATTTCTTTTTCTCACTTTTTATTTGAATGGAACAAAGAAGTTAAATCTTCGGCTGTTCAAGAGCAGCCAAAATTTCTGCTGTGGAAGCTACTGACTGTGAGCTTTCATGAATAACTGGCATATCAAGCTTATCTGTTGCAGTACGAAAATCACTTTCTTCCTTCTGCGTTCTAGCTGCGCCCCGCTTACCATTAATACGTTCGAACCTTTCTTGATAAATCTTATTGATTAGATTCTTGTTGTCCTGCGTAGTCGTCATAAAAATTACATCACCAACAATCGTTGCACCTGTACCATTATTATGTAGTCCACGATTATTAGCATACTTCGTATCAATCTCAAAACCCATCATCTTCATACGATCAATTTCAATCTGCTCATTTCTTGCCCACTCTCCGTGAACACCGGGAGGAAGTGGAACATACAAACGATCTGCAACAATCCCGCGATCAAGAACTTGAATCAAGCGCGCTTCATCTTGCGCAAGACGCACACGACGTTCATGAACAGTTTCGCCAACAGGTGCAATACTTGGCGTTACTTGTGTCGGGATTACAGTTGTTTCAATTGTTGTAGTTGTCGTGGTAACAGTGGCAGGGAGAACAGGAGACGCGTCAGGAATCCCTTTAACGGAATTATCGCGAGTGTTAGCCATTATCTATTCCCCGTTGCTGGCGCTGGCTTATCAAAGCTCGCAGTTGCAACTTCCGTAGCAGGCATATTCATCCACCTACGATAGTCTGCTTCATTTGAGAAACCCTGCTCACGCATGATACGACGCTCTAGTTCAGTAAGTGGCGTGGCGTTGTTTGCGTTTGCACGCGGAGCGGGAGCGGGCGGAGAAGTTGGGCGAACATTCGGAGGATTACTCATCGAATTATTTCCGTTTGTGGGAGCGGGATTATTTGGCGAACCGTTCGTGGAATTAGAAGGAAGATCATCAGTAAGTGAAACGCCCGGAATCAATCCAGCCGCAGCGCCACCAATTGTTGCTAGTAGAAGTCCGTAGTATTGCTGCTCAGTAATAGCCGTACCAGATTCACGAACTTGACTATCAAGCGTAGCCTCAATCTTCGGAAAAACTTTCGAGAAGCGAGGATCATTCTTAAACTTCGCTTTAATAGTATCGTATTGTGAATTTGCCTGTACGCCACTAACAAACTTCGCAAGCGGTTCAATCGCCTTACGAACTTCTTCCTGAATTACAGAACGGGGATCATTATAGAAACGCTCACGCTCAACAGCAGGATCAGCCGGGGGAGATGTTTCCGCGCGCGTACGTAGCGCAGTAGCTTCCTGCTCCAACTGTTGAATACGTGTGTTGTTCGCACGCATCTGCTCGGTATACAGTTCCAGCAATCTTGCGGAATTATCTTCCTTCGTTGTGTCTTTAACTTCTGGCGTTGGTGCGGGAGGAGTATCAGTATTCGGAGGAGAATTCTCTGGCGTCACTTCTGCTTCGTTCGTGTGTGGTTCCATTAGTCGGTACCGTTGGATTAGTTTGTGTTCGTGACTGTATTGCGGGAACGTGCGATATTTCATACAACTGCGAAATCAAGAAACTAACTTTTCTAATACCTGAAACATATCCTCTCTTCTCAAATGCTTCTTCTGCTCTAGTAAAGTTAGCTAAATCATTGAGGGACGCCGCCTCCAATTTGCGACATAAGCGCAGCAAGGCCGCCCATTCCGGCTGGCGGGATAGCAGTTTGAGGTCCACCAATTCCTGCGCCGTTAGCTCCGATAACATTTCCTCCCCCTATTGCCTGTTGCATCATCTGTTCATATTCCTTCACAATTATTTTATCCACGTTACGAATATCGAAGCTTTCAAGAATCTGCCTCATTGCTTCTGTTCCAGCAATCATTCCTTGCTTTGCAATTCTAGCAGTAGCTTCTTGATCACCCAAACCTTGTGACAACTGAAGTAGGTTCGTATAATATTGTGTAAGCAATCCCGCAACTTGAACCCAATTCTGACGGTCAACAATCTTATTCTCTTGCTGACCCGCCGCACGCAATTCAAATATCAACCCTTCACGAATAGATTCCGTAGGCATCGTGAATAGGCTGCGCACTAAACCTTGCGCGGGATTACTGTCATCTAAGAAACTAAGTTGACGCGAACCAAACTGTTGAATGTTCGCAGCAAAGTCAACAATAATATCGTTCGTCAGTTCCTTAATGTTACGATAGATGAAATCAAACTTCTTATTACCTTCTTGAATACGCGCAAGGTCTGATGTTGCAGTTCCCGGCGTACCCATTTGTGGCATACCCAACTGTACTTCACTGATACCAGTACGCTGCTGCGAGTAAATCAGTGTACCTTGTTCGTTGTTATATGACGATGGATAAATTTCACCAAGCTGGAATGTTTCAACATGGCGCGGATCGTCAACAAACCACATCTTACCGGGAAACACTGGTTCGTTCGGACCATAACCAGATAGCTTTGAAATCTTAATCATACGCATATTCGCCAGTGTAGCATTATCCAAACGCTGACGATGTTGCGTTGTTATTTCTTTCTGGAATTGTTCGTTTTGCTTACATACTCCAATCCCCGCCCAGCGATGTTCAACAGGAAAGTAGACGCCCTTATGATAAGGAGAAGATAGATCAGTTTTCCAGTTGTATCTGATTCCGAGAAACGTGCCCGAGTCTTTGTGATAATAGACAACAATTTCTCGCTGCTCTCCGACACGAAGTTCGCCACCACTACCGTCTGCGTTAAATGGTTCGTGTGCCGAATCAGTATCAAAAGTCATCCACAACTCAATCCAATTAATACGACTTGGCAGGATTGGTGAACGATTCTCTAACTGCTCCTGCGTTTCTGTAGTACGATTTGTGTCGGGTGAAGTATTAGAACGTGTAACCCAACCTTTCAAATCATCCATCACATCGTCGTAAAACAAACCATCACGAATCATCTGCTCAATTTCATGTGGCGAAGATACGTGTTCTTCACCTTTCCAATGTGCGTTACGAATTTCTGTTGCAGAAAATGGCATCAAGAAACGTGAGACAGGAAGTGCGTCTACAGTAGCGCCGTCTTTTATTACTACGTTAAATTCCTGCTCGATACCATTCACTTCACGAATCGCAGTCTTAGTTATCTTCTCGTATCCAACCTTTGCAGTACCCGTACCGAACTTAACAATTTCAAGTACGATCGAATTCATCTTATCATACATACGCGCATCTTCTAGCAATGCCCGGTCGAGAAACTTCTCTAATGGACGCGCAACATTTGACCACCGATCAGTTGCAGCGCGAGCACTTACAAACTGATTCAGTGCAAACAACGTAGTCATGGTGCGCGCGTGGACTGCTTCAATTGCAATAGCAGAAAGCGGAATAACGATTGTCGCAGCATTGTTAAATGGAAACGTAGCTGCTTCCGTTACAGGCTTAGCCCAATAATCTTTCTGCCACCTTTCAAGATCATCAAGAAAAGAACCACGCTCGATATAATGGTTTGAAATTTCGGTGTCGATGTATTGACTAAGCCGAGCTTTCGTATCAACATCAAGATTTAGTAGGCGGGGATATGCCATTTCGTTTCTTCTACTCGATACGAGAAACAAGGATAAGGGAAGAAACGATTAGGGCACCAACTATGTCAGCAATAATATCACGCCACATAAACTTCCAAACTTCTTTGCCTTGACGCTTGCCTATAATCGCCTGTTCGATTTCAAGAATAATCCAGCCAGCCAAAGATAGAAGTAACGCGACTCGGAGCGAACAAGAGAAGATATAATAACCCACAACAACGGTAATACCCGAACCGATTGCGTGTTTGATCTTATCCGGCGTGAAGAATGTATCTTCATACTTCCCGATATCCGTTCCTTCTTTTGTAAACGCTGCTAAGATTAAACCGATTCCAATAGCGATACTAAATGCGAGTGCGCTTTGGACGGGATTGAGCCAATGCAATTCCAACTCCTGCGATAACGAGAAGGCCAACTGCAATCATTACCTTATCAGAACTTTCAATTGTTGATCTGGTGCAGATGTGTTCGACACCGTTAAACACACAATCCTGCGAACCGACCGCAAGAAAAATCATCCCGATAAAGACAAGGGGAATGATAGCGAATCCGATTTTACGTAGCGACATTACTACTCCGTAATTTGTGAAGGTGTACCGAATAGCATAACGAACACAGAATGAAGATCACGTACGTAAATAGTCTTGCGTACAAACAACCACTTGATTGTTGTAATCTTCATCATGTTATGTTCAACGTACCATTGCCAGAATCCCATCTTAATAATCTCACGAGCCAAGTCCATTAACTCGCGCGGGATCGCAGCGTTCTGTGTATTGATTTCGTAAATGACGGCCATTTTCTTTACTCGTTAAATAGAATTAGGATCGTACTTCTTTTCGCCAACAGTTACAACTGTAACAGAAGCCTCTTGCGCGTGCCTAGCTTCCTGCTTATCATTCTCGATACGTGTGACCGTAACAGAAGCTGCATCGCTAGGATTGATAGAACGGTTCAACAACTTGTGTACGATAGCGTAAACTGCGAGTAGAACGAAAGAAGATAAAGCTAATTCCGCTTCCGTTCCGAGCGAGAAGTTAAACTTGCCTACGAGAAGTGCGGAAAGTGCAGAAATTGCAGCTGCGACTAGGCGTGCAAACAGTGGCCGAAGCGCGTCAAATAACGCGAAATGCATAATCTTACCTCATTACGAACGTTAAAGGATGAGCGAATAACCCGTTTCCGGGTCCCTTCCTGACATAATAGACTTAGCTGCTGCTGCATTTTGATCCATGATAGCTTTGTTTGATCCCGCACGCCAGATTTCAGGACCATAAGCTAGTGAATCTAGTATGTGATAGTTAGAAGTTGCACCGAAATTGTCGAATTCTTCTATCAATTCCTTCTGTGACTCATGAAAGTAGATCATCCCGGCCGAGAAATAGTTAGATAGCTTCATTACTCGTTCAGCTTTCGCACGTTTCTTCGTCGTAACAGGACTGATATTGAAACGAACGCCACGGAATCCCATCTCACGCTGCCACCAGTGCGAAAACACTTCCGAAAACAACTCGTGTTCAATCGCTACTGTACGTGGCCACCACTTCTGCACTAAAGCGAAGATGAATTCAGTAAATTCTGGAGGTCTTTTAATTCCCTTGATAGCTTCGAGTACGAATGTTCTATTTTTAGAGTCTGTACCAGTAACACACAAACCGAATAGACCAGAAACAGCAGGATCGACCAAGAATACGATATCAAGTTCACTTCTACGTACGACTGTGTGCGAGTCACCTGAAAATATGGCTATCTTATCGCCGGATAACCATTGATAGTAACGTTTCCAACCCTTATCGAATGAAGTCGCACCTTCTCTTGGGTCATTTGCGTACTGCGCCGAAAAGATTTTAGTGTTCTTACGTAGAATTGATAGCTTGCTAGGAGTGAATTCTTCAGGAAAGATAGCTTCAATTTTCCCGGTTACTGGATTCAACTCCTCAACACCGCGCACATAACGCTTTAACTGATCACCATACACTTCATGTGCGTGCGCATACAAATCATCAAATGACCAGCGCGTACCAATCAAATCAAACTTATCGTCACCAAACTTAGAGAAGAAAGATTGAATGTTATCAAACCAAGTTTTGGCTGATTCCATTTCAGTCTTAGAATCTCTAGCTTTATCTCCGATAAGATCGTCAAGTTTCAGGAAGTTATAGTGTCGTCCCTGTCCACGCGCACCAACACCCATCGTATCAATAGTAGGTTCTGCCCAAGACTCATCGCGCGGCAGTTCTAACTGTTCCTTATTAATACGATGCTTCTTTGGTGAAGGTACACACTCAGGAAACAAACCCATAAGCGTTGGATTTGTTAGGAAGTTTCCTGTGATTGCGTAGAGATAACCTGACGCTGTTGCGTGTGTTTCATGGATGATTGCAAGACGACAGTTTGTACCAAGATTACGAGGCCAAATACTATCACCCAAATCATCAGTAAGAACAATCTGAATCGCGTCCGCAATCGTAACAATAGTGGACTTAAAATGACCGCGCGGAAGTAATTCTTCTCTGAACTGCGCTGCTCTTGTATGTTCAAGCCAGCTACAGAGATGGCCATGTAAGTTAACAGAAAGGCGCTTGAAACCAAGCACACCATAAGAAAGGAAGAAAAGATCATTCTTTGCTCGCAGTCGAAGATACTTCCACTGATCTGTAGAAAGATTTTCGAATCTCTTTTCTGCCGCTTTCCTATGACTTACTAATGTGCGTCCGTCTAATAGAGAATTATATTGATCGTCTAAACTAATTGAAGGATCATGATTTTCAAGGCTCATCTTTCTTTACTTCAGTTAAGACTTCTACAATGATTGGAGCTTGTGCTGTTTGTGCGTGTAACTGCGCTACTTCATTCGCCTTATTCATCCCCTCGACGAGAGTTGCAGCGTTCCCGGCCGGCAATACTAAAGTGTTAAATACATTTCCACCACCAACGCCGGGGATTGTGTTAGGATTATTAAGTTGTGTAGAAGTCTTAAGATGACCTTGCGAACGGAGAACATCTAAGCCACGATCAAGAATAGAAAGTGGCGACTTATCAAATCTATCTTCTTCAGTTAGTAGTTGTTCGAGGCGGTCCACCGTTTTCTCAGCTATTCTTTCTAAACGGGATGCGATGCTTTCGTTAGCTTTATCTCGAAGATTTGAGACCATAAGCTTTTTGATTGCGCGAGCTTCGTCCGTAGATAGAATATTACTGATATGCTCCTTAGTATAACCAAACTTAACAGCAAGTTCAGTATTGGCCATACCTGTAGCTGACAGAGCCACGATTGTTTCGTACTCTGGTTGCCACGTTTTCGGTTGCCATTTGGTGAGCCGCGCTTGTTTCATTTACTTAAGTGCTAAAGGAATGATTAAAGCTTAAAGTTCTTTTCCTGTCCCTTCGGCGCTTTCGCAAGAACTTCTCCACCGTCAGGTCCATCCTGTTCGCCGGGAGGAATTCTAGAATCCTGCTGCGCCTTATTCAATACTTCCATATCATGCTTAACCTGAGCATTAACATCAGTCGTATCAAACGTAGCTGCACTTGCAGGCGGCTGCTGAATAACTACAACCTTCAGTGGCTCAATACCAGTTGACGGTGTGGACGGAATAGGAATCCCCGTCTGACCCAATTCAAAAATCTTCTGATCGCGCTCGTAACGTGGATCACTCTTGAGACGCTTATCCGAATCAGCCTGCAACGTATATGCATCAGACGCTGCGTTAAGTGCAAGAGCCGCACTTGTCAACTGTGAAGTCGCTGCACTTGTCGGCGTATCTGCCAAACTACGTTCGCCGGGTGGCGTGGAATTCGGGTTCTTATCATAACGTTGTGACGTTGGCAACTTCGGTGCAGTATCCCCGGCCAGTTCCGTCGTCAACTTCTGAATCTGCTTAACTGCTTCGGTCTGCTTCTTATTTCTTTCTTCCGTTTCCTTACTTACAGAAGTAGGGGCCGGGGTCTTCTTATCCTTTGCAGCAGCGGCCTCTTCCTTTTCCTTCTGTTCCTTCTGCGCTTGAGTCGTCATTATCGTGGCCTTTTTGGAGTGTACCGTGAAATCTTCTTCATGTGAGCTTGAAGCGTTTTCTGAAGGTTGCCCTTCTTAACGGTAATCGTGCGCGGGATTGGCGGATTCTTCGGTTTTGCCATTTCCTTTCCTTCTTAAGTGATGAAATAAAAGGATAAGAAACTTGTGTGGAAAGAGTGGGCGCAACTTACAATATACAACGAGGGCGGCCCATATGCAAGTGCCGATCAATCACATACCCAAGTGTTTCCATATTCTCTTAACGTTGAGAAGAAGCTAAAAGAAAAGTGTCCATAATTGAGACAACGATAAAAGTATGCTGCGAAAAATTTGAATAAAAAATAAGTGTACGTGATGGAAAGTGTTACGCGTTTTGTCAGAGTCATATTTTCTGCGGCGGCCTCGCTCATTTTTTGGGCACCCCACCCCAAGTTTATTAGAATTCTAATCTTTAAACACACGAACTGTAACGGTAGAAGTTACAGGGCCGAGCGCCAAAGGATTAGAGAATTATAATGTGTCAGACACTTGCGCCCCGCTGCGCGCTCGCTTATCTTGTGTACATCAGACAGGGCGCACGGACTGAGGCGCCGAACCTGAGAAAAGAAAAAGAAAAAAGATTCCAAAGGCACTTGACAAACAATGTACCATGTGTTAGATTGTTGGAAGAGAAAAGAAACGGGATCGCCCACTAAAACAAACGGAGCGCAAAATGTCGGAAGCTGAAGTGCGGGAATGTTTCGAGCTTGCACTAGCGAAACTTATCACAATGAATGCACGACGCGCCACGCTCGCAAGTATTGAGGCCAAGCTACTCGCAGATATGCAGGCTCGGCCGGTAAGCTGAAAAGGATTAGAAAAGAATAATAAAGAAAAGGCTTGACAAACGTTGCACAGTGTGTTAGATTATAGAAGACGAAATGAGCGAAACGCCAAACGAACGGAGCGCAAAAATGATACGTAAGCTCGAATGGCAAGATAGTCAGTATGCGGTAGCCAGTAGTGACGTTGGAGTGATACTTGTAAGTGAAACTGCTACACAGACTGTGTATTACATTCCCACAAACATGCAGTTTGTACGTAGCACAAAATCGGTCGTAACATTTCGCAACGCAAGTTTAGTTCGGACGGACTGGGAACGTGCTTACATCTGAAAAGTAAACCGTCCTAAAAAGGAGACACCGAACAGGGACCGAAGAAAAGAAAGTTGACCGGAGCACTTGACAAACGGTGTGCACAGTGTTAGATTGTAAAACATGGAAGGGAAGCAGGAAAGCAGGAAACGGAAGCTAGTTTGCTTGCACAATGTAAGTAACCTAAAAGTTTCCGCAAACGTTAAACAGGAGATTTTAAAATGTTGTTCGTCGCCAGCAAGAAGAGCATTAAGGCTGCTCACCCGACGCTTGGAAAAATCGAGATTGCCGGAGAATTTCCGCAGGCTGAGAGTCTGGACGATGCGGTAAAGTTCTGCGGGGGAGAAGTTGCGACACTGGAATTCATTAACAGTGCAATCGAGTACAATGCAAAGAACACGACGCGCGGTTTCGTTCGGAATTCTTCCGAGACTGACGGTGTAGAAAAGATTGCAACCGGTGGCGCAGATGCGATGCGGAATTATGCGCCAAGTTCGGAGCGGACGCGCAAGGGAAATTACAAGGAGCGCGCGCAGAAGTTGGATGCTGTAACTGCACTTGTGGAGAGCGGCCGCGAGTTTACCCGCGAAGAACTGCTTGCACTTCTGATGGGCACCAAGTAAGTTTCGGAATGTCGCGTCGGAATCAGCCGACACCAGTTTGCAAGTGACTGGCGCGACAATTTAGGTTCCACATTTCAAGAGTAGAAACATTTACAAAGTTAATAAGTATTCCATACCCATACACGCCCCGGGCCGGGGATAGGGGAGGCATTAGGGGGGGTGTCCTAAAAAGTGGACAGCGAGTTAAAGAATTAAGGTTTAGGGTAGTTATGTATATAAAAAAAAAATTATACTACTAATACCTTACTTCAATAACAGTTACACCACTGTCACCCTTTTAGGACAGTGTCCACTTTTGGAGACACTAGGCTATGTCCCCCCTAGCCATATTGCGGGCCATGTATGGGTATGGAAACGCAAAAAGATTAAGTCTCGGTAGATTAGATTTCCACAATGTTTCTAATGGTTGAGCCTAACCTAAATTGTAACAATTCACGAAAGGTACTTGCGCGACGGTGCGGAATGTGTTACCTTTCCTCTTGTAAGCAATGAAGCAAGAGACACGAAAAATAAACGGGAGATAATGAAATGGTAAGCGCAAAAGTTTCTGCCCTAATCGAGGAAGCACGACGCGAGCTTGACGCAATTGAAGCGCCAGAAGTTACACTGACGGAAGCAGAAAAGCTTACTCTGTCAGAAATGGAAAAGGTCACACTTGAATATGCTAAGACGATTGCACGACGCATGAACGTGCAGGATAACAGTTTCGTCATCCATTTCTCGCCTAATGCTAAGTATGATTTTCGTCTAATCCCCGGACAGGTAGTAACTATCATTTTCAAGTATCCTATTGCGGCCAATTTCAACACACTTCTTCGGGATGCACTACGTAAGGTTCCTGCTCACGTTACAACTTTGTCAGTAGTACGTATCTCGACGGTGCAGAATGATAAGAAAGTATTCCGTCAGAAGTTTAAAGAAATTCTAGACGTAATGCCGGAAATTGCGCCTCTCTCACAGATTGACGTAACACACACTGAAACTATCACAATCAGGGACAGGGTTTCAGGTCTAGTAGAAGTTGTAAGTTATACTGACGGGAAATACAATAATGCGTTAATGACAGCACGCGTAAATCTCGGTCGGAAGATTGCACAACTTCAGTATGATAGTGATGCGGAAGAAAGCGCGCTCACAAACGTGGCGCCATAATTTTCTCACCATATTTACATTGCAAGAAAAAAGAAAAAAGAAATGTCAACACTTAAGAATGTAAATCACTGCGAACGTTGCAAACAGTCCACACGTATCAACAATATAGTTAAAGCGCGTGTATGTGCGACGTGTAAGCAAACTGTTTGCATGAAGTGTGTAAACAATATGAATTACAAAGTTTGCAAGTCTTGCACACCGTAATTCTCGCCTTTTGTAAAAGCATAATCACAAACGAAAATAAATCGAGAAAAGAAAATGAATTACGAACAGTTAGAAAAAATGATGCGAGATATGCGTGACGTTGCACATGGTGAGGCACTTATTGATGCCGCTGCATATGATACACAACTAGCTAAGGAAAATGAAACAACGCAACGTGCTCTTATTGTTGCCGCCCATGTAGAAGCAATTGTAATTGACGAAATATTTAATTCACGAAAGCTAGTTGCGATTGTCAAGATTGACAACGTAAGTAGTGGACGTGTGTATTTCCACTCTACTGTTACGCGTTCCGATATTACGGAAGTTTTCACAAACGTTATAAGTTTCTACAAGAATACAAACATCGGCGGCAAGTCTTCTATTGCGATAAATGAATATGTTTCTTTTCGTGATGCAATTACAAAACTTCCGAATGTTACGTTTGTAATTCCGTCAGAGTTTGTAGCGGAACTAGAGTATATGGAAAATGGTCCAGATTATAAATTCGACTACGATGAAAAGTCGAAAATGATTACGTGTCTTGTGCATCCGAACTGCACACGAAACATTGTAACACGAGTAGACGGCGCAACTTATAACGGGCAGAAGAAACTGTATGTAATCCCGCGACTCGAAGCTTATAAAATCCCTGACGTATTCGACGCGCTTGATGCTAATGGTATTGCGCCGAAAGTATTTTATAGCGATACCGCACGAGATATTATCACCTCGGAGTTGAGCGCGAGAATAAGTCTCGACGCGATTGCGTTAGCAACAGATGCAGATTATGAAGTTAAGTTTGCTGCTAGCGATTTTGCCATGCGACCGTTCCAGCGAGTCGGCGCTAAGTTTCTTGAACTGGCAGGAGGGCGCGGAATACTTGCGGACGAAATGGGATTGGGCAAAACAATTCAGTCACTCGCACTAGCTATTAAGAATAACTATGCGACGATTGTAGTGTGTCCTGCGAACCTGAAAATTAATTGGGCACGAGAAATCTGTAGGCTCACAGGCAAGGTTCCAAAGGTAGCTTTTGGTTCTGCCCCATCCAATGCAGATATTATTGAACTGCTAATAGAGCGTCCACAATTTATCATTATCAATTATGATATTGTAGGTCGAAAGGAAGAATTCAAGACTACCACAGTTGACGCGGAAGGTTACAGTCACGAAAAGTATAACGAAAAGAATCCGTGGATCGACGTACTGAATATGGCCAAGTATGATATGACTATTCTGGATGAGGCACATTACATTAAGAATCCCGATAGTCAGCGCACGAAAGGTACGATGAAACTGAAAACGCCTAAGCTGATTTGCATGACGGGTACGCCAGTTTTGAATCGTCCGGGTGAAATGTGGCCAATGCTTAACATGACATATCCTGATCTCTTTCCTTCTTATGCATCCTTCCTTAACACATACACGTACGACGGAAAGTCTGCTCGGAATGTGAAGCAGTTGAGGGAAATGCTTAAGCGTATCATGATAAGGCGTCTAAAGAAAGATGTAGTTGCTGAATTGCCGCCGATCGTACGTATTAATGAGTATCATGAACTCTCACCTAAAGCTAGAAAGTTATACACAAAGATATTGGACGGTGTGTACGACACTCTTAACCAATCGTCAGGAGAAATTGAGTCGAAGAATATCACAAGTATCCTTACGCAGATTATGAGAATGAAGCAGGTTTCCGCAATTGATAAGGCAACTGCTACCGCTGATCTTGCTATTCAGTTATACGATAGTGCAGGACCAGACGAGAAGTATAAGAAGGTTCTGATCTTTACACAATTCAAACCAATTGCTTTCAAGTTGTCGCAACTGCTCGGGAATGAAGCACGCTGTTTTGTCAACCGTTCAGCTAATGGTAAAGAGTTTACGACAATTGACATAGTTGAAAGACAACGTTTGGTGGATAAGTTTCAGGAAGATAATGACGATGTTAAGTTTCTTATCGTCACGGAGAAAACAGCAAAGGAAGGTCTAAACATTACAGCAGCAGGTTCTGTAATCTTCAACGATCTTTTCTGGACTCCCGCAGGACACGAACAGGGAGAAGCAAGAGCATATGGCAGACTCGGAGATTTGCATAGCGTAACATCATATTACATGCAAGCTGAGAACACAATTGACGAATGGATTATGGCGCTGCTCATGGAAAAGATGCAGATAATTACAGAAGTTGTTGAGGGCGTACAGGAATCCCGCGCCACCGATACCAGTATCGCAATGGCTCTCATTCAGAAGTTGCGGGGTCATTAGTCGAGAACAGTTAGGAAGTGAAGTTGGAAAGAAACTTGACAAAGCGTGCACATCAGGTTATATTGACGGTGTGCACGCTCCCCCTCATTATGTGGAGTGCAAAATGTTAGACGAGAATATAAAAGTTGGGCAAGTGTGGAGAGTTGAAAATGTTCTTGGTTTCCCGAATACGTTTTACGTAATTAAGATCACATATGTAAATGGTGAGATTGTTGCGGTCATACTGGACGAGAAGCGCAAGCCAATAACAAGCACAATTCTAGATTCGAGTGCGTACCTGTTAAAGCACGGTACTCTTAGCGCAGACAAATTCAATGTGTGGATGAAGGAAAATGGATAATAAGATTGAGATTAAAGTTGGACAGGTTTGGGGCACGCCACTATCTATGTCACCTTTCTATGTGATTGAGGAAGTTTTTCGTAACTTTAATGGTGACAAGAAGATTGCACGAGTAGGAATCTACGACGATTTCGGGTACGCTGTTAATCGTATTGCATACCCAACATATGAGTATCTACGTGAGAATTGTCATCTAGTGCATGACGATGCAGAAATGTGGCGGAGTGGTATGCGGAACACTCATTTCGGGAGATTTCAAAGTGTTAGGTAAAATAAGGAATCCAAGAGTTGGAGAAGTTTACGAACACAACGTAATTGGTTCACAGTTTATGATAGCAACAATACTTGCGTTTGAGGAGATTGGAGTTTATTGGGCATGGCGACATTACGCAGGAATTAAGTTTGCAATTGTACCAGTTACTGCTAAATGGTTGAACGAAAACACAACGCGCATTGCATAACGCGCCACTATCTTTCTCACATTTTTAAGAGGATAAAGAAATGCCCCACGCTACTGTTGTTACTGAACACTTTGTCAATCCAAATCCGAATGTTTCTATGGATGATATGTGTCTCGGTAAGCATGAGTTTTATTTCAATAACGAACGAGACATTGATGGTCTTGTCCCCACTAATTGTAGTGCGTGCGGTGCTATTTTTGACAAGGAAGATCGTGAAAGAATCGAGTGGTGGATGAATGAAAAGATGAGACTTGAATTGGATTTCGATGAGTACGGTCGTAAGATTCCAGAGAAGCGTTGTCGGAATGATCCATACTAATCGTGGGAGATAAGCATGAAAACATGTATAGAAATTGAAGCCGAAGCAAGAATAGGAATGATGCAATCCCGTTTCTACAATCTTTGTTATCACATTATCGTACTCGGAGGTAACAGTCGTGAATGGACCAATTCAGAATCGTCCCGAGAGCGAGATGTATGTGCGCCAAAACTTTCCTTACTCACTAACGATATGGGGGCCACTGAAAACAAAGACAAACGAGTTTAGATATGCTGATTGGATTGCGTGGTATTACAATCACATTCTTCCTTCCTTCGATCTTCCTGCTTGATGTTCGCGCGAAGCGCGGGATTACTAGATGCTCAGTTAATTCCGAACGGGGCGCAGCCCGGGATTACAAAGAGTGTAGGAAAAAATGAGAAACGAATGAAAATTGCAGTTAAGGCACTTCATAAAAGTCCGCTCGCAATTGATAAGTCTAATCATGTATGCCAACATACAAGTTATGGTGCTTGCCTTAATTGTAGACTTCCTTTTGCAACAAAAAGTGCTGATGGTCATTATTATTTAAAGGGATTTAGATTAGAATGGGATCACGCTTTGCTAAATAAGAATGTGAAATGAATGTGAAAAGAAACTTGACTTTCACTGGTACACAGGTTAGATTGTTCCACATGGGGCGGCCACTCCGGCGTCAGTTAAGACTAACTTAAACTAATCGAGAAGAAAATGCTAAGTTCCACGAAGGTAATTAAGAACCTGCTCACGTATGCAACGTTTCCAAACGATGAGTTGCAACACGCAGCAGAGGGTTTGGTTGCACAGTTGCAGGAAGATTTGAATTCAGTTGGATTTGAACCAAGTGGACCGTTTGAAAAGCTTATGTTCGCGGCCGAAAGTTTGATGAGTGAGGTCGATGCGGAAGATGATTCTTCAGTTGATGCGCTTGACGAAAATGATGATGAAGATGAAGATGACGACGACGACGATGATGAAGATGATGAAGATGATGAAGATGAAGATGAAGATGATGACGAGGATGAGGATGAGGATGAGGATGATGCGCCAGCACAGGTAAACAAGTAAGAGGAAATTAAAAGGAGTGAATATGAATAACATTGCAACGTTCAATAGTATTAACTTTCATGTAGCCACGCCGGACGGCGCGATGTTTGTTAATGTGATGGAAGATAAGGAAGGAAAACCGTTTAAGATTATTACTTCCATTGGTAAGTGTGGCACAGCAGTTGCAGCGTGGGCGCAAGCTTTTGATTTGGTTGCGTCTGAGACACTTGAAAATGGTGGGAGTGTAAATAAGCTAATTGAAATCCTGTCCGGTATTACATCTGCGGGTATCCGAATTCTTCCGGCCGGTGAAACAGTGCGCTCCGGTCCAGAAGGCGTTTGTCTTGCACTAATGCGTTATCGTCAATCGAAGTTTCAAGAGTTGAAGAACACTCTTGGTTTAATGTCTGATTTCAGTCGCAACAACGATAACGAAGATGACGATGACGATGAGGATGAATATGATTTGGAGAATAGACCAGCAAGAGCGTTTCGGTAATACACTTCTAACCGTTCTCTTTATCAATGTAGATAAGTTTGGTAAAGAGATCGGTGAAGAAGTTCGTGGTTCTATTATGTGTCGCTCACCAGAGGAGATTGAATTTTGGAACGCTCTACTCCACCAAAAGGATTTGACGCAAACGGAATTTCAATCGGCACAGCAAATAATGCGGAAGTTGACGACCAAGAAGGATTGGTAGACTCAATTGATTCGCATGATACGATGGTCGAAGAACGCATCATATTAATGGCTACTGTTGATGCAAAAGTTCCTAGTCCCGAATGTCGTGCCGCTTTTATCTTTGATCATTTACAAGCAACACTTGTGGGCGCAACGAATTGGGATTTGTTTTGTTTCTCTGTTGAATATCTTGGCCGACAGATCGCAACGTTTCCAATGATAGAACGTCTTGTCAAGAGTCTAGTAATGTTTCTGTACACCGCACATTATTACGATGCCGGTACTGATTTCTTGAAGGATGATGCGACAGCAGTAACAAAGGAGTTTCATAAATCATGGCTAGCACAAGAGGCACAGTCACAAGTAACAAAGGCAGTGGAATAAAACTCACACGCCAACTAATAAGTAAACGCGCATTAGGAAATGTAAGATGTATGCAGTACGACATTTGCCACATACAACGTGCGAAGAAACATGGAATGTTAGCGACCCCGATTGATCGCATTGCGTTTGCATCTTACGTTATGCAAGTTCCGATTAGCAAGATTAACAAAGTAACCTTTCGTTATAATAGGAGGGATCGAGTTGTTTACATATTCATCTGGACCAAGTGCGGCAGATAGAATTGAAATGAAATTGGCGTTACGTGATATACGTACAGCGCGGGATCGAAAACGTAATGAAGTAAGAAATGCAAAGAAAGCAAGACGTTATCCCGAACGGATTATGTATGATGAAATTCGTTTGAGGAAAATCACGGAAGCGATTAGCACAATCGAGAAAATGTTTAAGCAGTTGTATGCAGATGAAGTAACTAAGTTACCACATGGTCGTAAGCGTACAGGTACACAAAATAAAGTGAGAGGCAAGAGTGGGATACACAGAGAGTCCAGAAATATTGGGGCGAGTTTTGATTTATTTGGAGGCAATGGTTGAAAGTAGAACAGATATTACTTGGGCAACAGACGACCCAAGAACATTTGCGTATCGTATTCGTGAGGCGCTAAACTTTGCCGTTAAGAATAACATTGAGAAGTACGCCGCGCTAAAAGGTAAATTCAAAATCTTAGAGCGTCCCGGTGAAGTAACGGCGAAGCTACGATTTCAGCTTCCAATAGATATTCTAAAACAATCACATAGTCGTATTGTAATCCCGGATTTAACTACTCCGCTTGAAATCATTGGTGCCACGATTGAGCATCAAGGACACATTGAGATTCACTTTCCCGATTCGCGCTTTTCCGATGTAGAGCTTACGAAGATTTATAATTGGTCTACGCGGAATGATTTCAAAATGATTTATAGTTCTATGAATGGCCTAACGTTCACGAAGAAAGCGATAAGTGAGGAAATGGTATGGCATCCGAAGGCGCTACATACGCCAAACGTGTCGAGCTAGATAGCCGTTTGGTCGATTGGTATTATGCAACATATCCTGATGGGTCATTGTCTTGGATTCTAAATCTATTGATGAATGAATTTATGGAAGTAAGCAAGACAAAAACTCCCGCTTATTACGCAGCGTTAGGTGCCGCCGCTTTGACTGAGCAACTTAACTCGGATTAAGAAATGGAATTAGAGCCAGTAATAAAGCAGGAGTTCATGAAAGAATTCCCGCGTTGCGAACCATTGATTAAAGATCACACCGCAATTCATGCGGCCAAGACTTGCTTTCGTAAATACTTCTATCAGATTGTGATTGGTCGAGTACCAAACAACGAAGCTATTTACTTTGCGTTTGGTTCCTCTTACCACAAGTTTCGTGAAGTTTTAGAGTTTGAGTATCTAGAGAAAACGAAAGGGATGGACAGTAAACAGAAGCGTGAGGCATTAAATGAAATAGGAGAGGCCGCCCTACTCATAGCCACGAATGCAGCAACTGCTACGTGGAAGCGTAAGACAAAAGGTAAAGACCCGGACGTGACTGATAAGTTTGGATTCATGACGGGATTGCGTCTTGTACAATCATGTATGACAGCTTATAAGTTTTGGCTTAACGAAAAGAAACTAGGTAAGATCGAAGTTCTTTCTGTTGAGCAGCCGTTTAACGTAATGTTTCCGGACGGCAGTTCTACTTCCGGTCGAGCAGATCAGATTGTACGTTGGAACGGACAGTTATGGGGCCGCGATTTCAAGACTACTTCTAAGGAAGGTAATTATTATTCACGCGGTCTTGAACCAAACGATCAGTTCACACGTTACACATACGCCGAGTCGAAACTTTCGGGACAACGTGTGGAAGGCCAGATCATTGAGGTTCTCTACAACAGTAAGACAAAAGGCCCCATTATCAACACTTATCTATCAAGTAGGACAGAGAGTCAGATAAATAATTGGGTGAAAGAACAGATGCACTTCCTTAAGTTGTTAGAACTAAACAGGAAGGAAGATGTGTGGCCGATGGAAGAAGTTAACTGTCCATTCTGCCCGTATCACCAAGTGTGTAAGAAAGCAAACGAAGCCGCGATGATTAATGAATTGAAAGCGAATTACATTTATCGTCCGTGGGACAATACTAAGATAGATTAACTTTCTTTTTAAGTTGAGAAGATGAAATGCAAACGTATGCATCACTAACGAAAGAGTTGGGGGAGTTAGGGTTTCTTCCTGAAAGCTCATCTAATAATACGCTTTATAAGCGTGGTGATAGAAAGGTAATGATTATAATTCCAGAAGGTGGTGGGCGAATGACCTTATGGGAGTATGATTTTGCTGATGTATTCGGTCACACATATCTTGAAGTTGCGCTCGATCAAGACCTAAAGAAATACTTCGGTGTACTGAATGTGAACACACAGAATGACGGTTCTCCTGACGAGTGAGAAAAGAAGATGAATAACTTTGAGATTAAAAACTTAAGTGACTTACAACCCGCCGAATCCCTCACCATTCTATTGTATGGTCAATTCGGTTCGGGTAAGACACAATTTATAGGAAGCGCCGGCTCGCGCACACTGATTATTAATATCGGTTCCGGCATTGACACACTACACGGCAAAACTTTTAAAGACAAAAATCCAAACGTCGATCCTCTTATTATCACAATCAACGAGACATTAGACGAGAACGGACAATTTGATACAGCGGAAGCATTTGACGCAGTAACAGACGCAATTGATTTCGCATTAAAGAATCATCATGATAAATTCGACACAATCGCGATAGATGATATTACAGCCCTGCGGGGTTTCGCCATGAACAAAGGACTGGAGCTTAATCAAAAGACAAAGAAATCACAAACGAACGCACAGCGGAAAGATTATGGTGCCACGCTTCCGGCTGTACAAGACTATGGTACCGAAATGAGTTTGATTGAATGGTTCATTAAGACTTACACGAACCTATGTAAGCGCGAGAAGAAACATTTAATCATGACCGCACATGAAAGGCAACAGTTTAAGAAGGCGGATAAGATTGGCGAACAGCCGTCACTATTTAAAATCCGCCCCGGTTTTACCGGACAAACTTTCCCTGACGATATGTGCGCGCATTTCGATTTCGTATGGCACGCAGAAATTGCAGGTGGTGGTGGACAAATTGTATATCGTGTGCGTACAGTTGGTGATGAAGTTATCAGTGCGCGTACACGGTATGGCGGTATCTTTGATCTACTCGAAAAGGATTTGAGTTTCTCGAAGGTACTATCTAAAATTCAAACCTACACCCTATCTCAGAAACCAGTTCCGAAAATCGTAGCAGCTGTTGTAAAGTAACCGTAGGAAAATATGCAGCTAAGAACAATCCATTTTCATAGAGAGAACCGAACCATGCCACGTTTCGAACACGATCCCGCTAATGTAGTTGCAACACTTGAAGTTCTTCCGAAGGATACGTACGAGTTTATTATCGGACAGCCCAAGTCTTTCTTTCGGCAGAATGCAAAGGGCGGAGATTCATACGGTATCCGTTATCCGTTGGTTGTAGCAGAAGGACCGATGAAAGATAAGAAGGTTTTGTTCTCTACTTATTTCCAGAGTGAAGGCGCGCAGGCGGTAGGTAAGCAGTTTCTTATGGCCGGTTATGGTTTCGGCCGTACGTCTGGTGATGAGAAAGTTTTCAATCAACAGTATGCAGGTTCGGATTTTGGATTCGATACTGATACCGCAAGCGTTGGCGAAATGTACGCAGAGCTTCGTGGTAAGCGTATCGTTGGTGATCTTGATGTTCGCCTGAATGAAACGAATGGTGAGCAGCAGCAGGATTTCAAGGGATGGAAGCCTTTCGGCAAGTAACTGATTAAGGAATGTGAGAGGGAATTGTATATAACTAGGATTCCCTAAATATAATCCGAAAGTATACAATTCCCTTTCTCATTTTCCTTCCCCATCCCGCAACAAAAAGAAGCATGAACATTCGAGAATACAATAGACGGATTGCGATTTGGCGGATTCATTATAAGATTCCTGTCCCTCCATCCTTACCGCACACAAGTTTTGACCTTACCAAAGTTAACGCACGTCGTACTTGTGTGAAGTGTAAGAACAGTTATTCGTGGCACGTAGTATCCCGCCACCATATCGAAAACGATTTCCGTTTTGCATGTATGTTACCAGATGCATTTGCGCCACGTTATATTCAATTCCTCGACGAAGATGTTGTTCTACTTTGTAACCGTTGCCACACAAAAGTGCATCGTTATTATGCAAAGTTGAATGACGAAATGCACGCAGATAAAGTTATGACGTTTGGATGGTATGAGAAACCAACAGTAGAGTTTTGTTTAGACTGGAAAGCGAAGTATCGTAAAGCGTTTGAGCGTTGGATTAAGCAACCGCCCAGACCACGCAAACGTAAACCACGTATTTCAGTTAAGAAAGTCGTTGCTAAATCAGCAACTGACAAGCCAGCTAAAATTAAAAAGAAAGGTAAATGATTATGATTAACGAAGAACTTGAAACCGAAGAAATTCGTAATGCACTAGAGAATCCCGATACGGGTCCGAGTCGCAAGGTTCGTGATTATCTTTTGCTTTCCCGGTTGACGCATACCAGCCTCACCACGATTGTTGCTATGGCAAAAGAAGCCACGAAGGATGTAAACCGTGTGTTCGACGAAACGTATTCGCCACGCCCACGGCCAGTAACTAACGAAGAAAAGAAAGATGAAGAATGAAATAAATGCTGAGACTCCCCACTACATTGTTGTATTTTCTAGTGGTGAGTTTCAACTTCGCATCGATGAACATGAATTGTATAGACTGCTCGATCTTATGTCTACTAAAGAACCAAAGCCATTAATAAAAGTTATCGACATATTCGAAACTTCAAATTGGATTCCGCATAATAAGATCGAAGCCATACTTGAAATCAACCCGGCATTACGAGAAGCCGCAGTAAGATTGAACACACAAATTAGTATGGCAATTGACACTACTGATACAGAAGTTCGTAAGCTTGAATCCAAAAAAGAGTGGGAATGAAATGCTCCAGTTCTTAGGAAGGAAAGTTGCTATCACACCGATCTTCGATCCCGATAAGATTGGAAGTCTTTACGTTCCCGATATTGCAAAGCAGCGTGTGGATCAAGGAATCGTAAAGTATATCGGGCCGGACGTAGTTGATATCAAGCCACTAGATTATGTTATCTTCTCCGGCTATTCAGGTACGCAACTAAAGGTAGACGGCGAAGGTATGTTAATCGTATTGAACGAGGACTTTATCGTTGCGCGAATTGACGACATACCTTTTACTACTGTTGATGGTTTGTACTTTCGTGATAGGGACCGTGGCTATTTTGGTGCTACTTATGAAGAAGCTATTAACGTTATATCGGCAGGTATCACGGCTGCTGATTGGCACAATCGCTTTAATGTTAAGGTTCCGAATCCAATTTTTGAAGGCACGAATAAGGAGTAATGGGGATGGGAGAATATCATGATGATAATGTTAGAGGTATCTTTAGACACAAGCTACCGATAATCCCGGTTCCTGTTGACGCAATGTGTGATTACTGTGGCCGATCACGAGAAGAATTTACAAAGCTACGAATGGTGGTGTTACAGTTACGCAAGACGCAAGTTATAATTTGTGTGATGTGTTCGCCATATCTCGCTGATGTATTAAAGAAACTTGAACCCTCACATTTGTAACGTGACGATATCAAATAGATATGTACCTGATTCCGGGCCAGAAGATTCACCAATCTTATTTGTAGGTGAAGCGCCCGGTGAGAATGAAGATGAACAGCTAATACCATTTGTCGGCGCGTCGGGTGATAAGTTAATTTCCTGTCTCGGCCGGAATGGTTTAGCGCGAGAAGATGTAAGACTCGCAAACTTGTGTCACTATCGTCCGTTCGGGAATAAGTTTGAAACCTTACTTACTTCTACTCAACTGAAGAACGGTATTGATGAGTTACATAAGTACATAGCAAGGACGAAACCGAATGTGATATGTGCAATGGGAGCTTATCCTCTCGAATATCTCACAGGTAAGAAAGGAATCACACGTTGGCGTGGCTCAATCTTACCGTATGTAAACGACGCGAGTATAAAAGTAATCCCGACTTTCCATCCAGCTTACATACTCCGCAGTCCTACTGACTTTCCAATATTTGATTTCGATATTCGTCGAGTAATTGAAGATAGCAAGTTTCGTGAGTTCAAACTTCCCGAACGTGAATATGTTATTCTTGAAGCTGGACTGGAGATGGAAGAATGGACACAGAAATTAGAGAACGCAGAGATACTAAGTGTGGACATAGAGAGTGTGAAGAAGTCAACTCATATTCTTTGTGTGGGTTTTTCGGCAGACCCGAAGGTGGGTGTATGTTATCCGATGGGTACTACCCAAGCACAGCAATCTATTGCCCGCTTGTTATCGAGCCGAGCACGGAAGGTTTTTCAGTTTGGTACGTTCGATACGATAATGCTAAGTCTGAATGGTTTCAACACGGAGAACTACAGTTTCGATACGCTTCTAGCGCAACACGTTATGAACCCGGAATTACCGCGTTCTCTAGGATTCTTAACCTCAATATACACTCGTCAGCCTTACTACAAGAGCGAAGGGCGTGGAAGTATTCCCGGGGATGTAAAATCGTGGAGTGCAAAGGCAAACCGCCGCGAATTGTACGAATACAATTGTAAGGATGTTTGTGTTACGTTAGAGATTGCATTAGAGCAAGAGAAGGAAATTAATAGTGATCCCGATTGGACTAGGTTATTCAAGTTTGAAATGGAACAAACTGAACTCGTAAAAGAAATGGCATTGGCTGGACTGCCAGTTGATTTAGAGCGTCGTGAGATTATTGAATTGCTACTGTTGGAGAAGTGGCAGAAGAAACAATTCGCACTCGATCGTCTTACCGGATATGAAACTAATGTCAACAGTCCGAAGCTTAAAGATATCTTGTATGATAAGTTGAAGTTTCCTCCGCGACGTAATCGTGACGCAGGACTGACGACTGATGAAGATGCAATCGTTTCGCTTATTACATATTGCAAGTCTCATCTTGAAACATTGAAGCGTCCCGATGCAATTCTCGACTGGCAAGTTAAGTCTGCAATCCTTTCAACGATCCTAGAAATCCGTGGTATCCGTAAGCTACTGTCCACGTACATTAAGGCAAAGATATTTGAGCCGACAGGTAGGTTACATTCCACACCTAAGATTGGCGGAACAGAAACGGCGCGCTATAGTTTCTCGCAGTTTGTAGACAAGTCGGGATTGAACGCGCAAACTTTTCCGCGTGAAGTTCTTGAAGTCTCAGATGATTTCATCGCATACGCACAACAGCATAGAATTAATTTGAGCGAGTTGAGTAAAGCCGCAGAAATTGATGCGCTTAAGGAACAAAATCTTGATGAAGAAAATGAAGGGGAATGAGAAATGAAAATGCCCGTACGTTCTATTATCCGTGCGCCGAAAGGTAAGTTACTTATCGCGTGTGATTTATCGCAAGCAGAGAGTTGGATTGTTGCGTATCTAGCTGATGAGCGTAACATGAAGCAAGCATTAATGTATAGTGACATTCATACAGAAACAGCAGCTAACGCATTGTTTCACATTCCAATGGATGAAGTCACAAAGGAAACACGTTACATTGGTAAGCGTTACAATCACGCATCCGCATACCGTATGAAAGCAGAACGCGCTGCACAAGTTATTAATAAGGATAGTGATAAGCCACCTTTCGTCACCGTCACCCTATCCCAGTCTCGCGTCTTTTCAAAAGATTGGCATAGCTACTATAACTTGAAGAATTGGTGGGCAGAGATTGACGAGAAGATGAATCGCAATCGTACTATCGTAACATCATACGGACGCAAGCGTGTATTCTATGAAGCATACGGTCCTGAATTATTGAAGCAAGCTACTGCACATGAACCACAGTCAACAGTTGCAGATCATTTTAACGGTGCGCTCCAGCCGGGTAATGAAATCCCGGGCGGCCTTACCGAGATTTACAAGAAACTTGTCAAACCTTCTAACGGTGAAGTTCTTTTACTTAACCAAAGTCACGACTCTTGTATGTTAGAAGTCCCTTCTTCCTCAGCAAGAGACTTGGTATTGGAAGTTAAGAGTTTGCTATATCGTCCTGTTGTAGTGCGTGGTGAAAGTGTAATGATACCAGTGGATGCAGAAATGGGTGAGTGGTGGGGCGAGTTTGAGAAAGTGAAGTCCTAACTACAGCAGAGAAATGTGATGAGAAAGTGTGAGAATTGGTTAAAGACATTTATGGACTGCAATCTTCCCCGTTCGGAGGCGCCAGAAAGTTTCATCCTCTGGACGGGATTGTTTACGATAGCAGCCGCTATACGTAGGAAGGTTAAGATTCCTAAGTTAATGTTCGGATCGTGGGAAGCTAGTCCGAATATGTATATTATATTTGTAGCCCCACCCGGTAAAGCACGCAAGTCTACAACTGCTGGATACGCAGAAGAATTACTTGATGGGGTTCCAGTTGTTACCAAGGGTCCTACTATTGTAACACAAGCCGCTCTCCTCGACAGATTAATTAAATCCGACGACGCATCTGTCTACTTAATCTCATCTGAATTTGCGTCATTGATATCGAAGTCGAAGTTAGAAATGTTCGAGTTCCTTACTGATATGTTCGATGGAAGGAAGTCTATTGAAGCTGCAACAATTAGTCGTGGTGTGGAGTTTGCTGATCGTCCATGTATTAATCTTCTCGCAGCAACTACTCCCGGTTGGATTAGTGAAAACATGCCGGAGTCTGTAATTGGTGGCGGCTTTGCTTCTCGTGTCATATTCATCTTCGAAGATAAGGTTCGGCGCCGGCAACTATATTACAATCACGTTGATTATGACGAAATTCTCCAGAAGCAAATGGACCTAACGGCCGACCTAGTACACATAGCCACGAATATAGAAGGCGAGTATGTGATTGAAAAGGAAGCACAAGACTTTATGGAAACGTGGTATCGTGAGAACGCAGAGTATGGTGGTGGTGCGGAATCATATAGACTTCATGGATATTTTGAGCGTCGTCCTGCGCACGCACATAAAGTTGCGATGTTATTTCACTTGACGTACTCAGATGAAATGGTATTGAACAAGACTGATTTCGAAACCGCCATTGGCTTTCTTGAATCAATCGAACCGCGTTTGTCAAACACGTTTAAGGCAGTAGGTAAGAATAAGTTCTCAGTTGATATGGACCACATCTTAAATTACATAACACAAAAAGGCCGAGTCCAGCGGCCAGAACTGCTTTCGCAATTCTATGCTAATGCTGAACCCGACCTTCTTGAACGTTTGATTAAAGGACTAATTGATATGGGCGAGGTTAGAGTTACTGTTGATACTTCAACGAATAATGTTTGGTACTCATCCACATCCATACCACCAAAACTTATTTCCCTTTGATATTACTTCTTATCCAACCGTGGTCTGATACCTAACATATCATCAAGAGAACTTCTGTTCTTCTTATCAACCGGCATACCCGCAGCCGCAGTTACCGCAACTAAAGGATTGAAATTCCGATCCATTAGATCAAACATATCAGCAACTCCTTGCGCTGCGAAACTTCCGGGAACAAAGATACTACTTGCTCTACCATTATATATCGGAATCAATTGCTTTAAGGTTCTCAATCCTTTGTTCCGCTCATATTCCGAACCACTTGTGGTTTCACGAACGGCACCGTACAAGCCAACCATTACGCCGCCGGGAGCCATAAGTGCGCCGGGAGTAAGCATCCACTTATTGAAGTTGTATCCAAGTGCATTACCCGCAACTTTAAATGCACCTTGTGCAATAGCAAACCGTAACATACGCGCACCAATTTCTGCTTTCGTACCGCGCGTAAGATTCTGACGTACCATAGATGCTTGATGCACAGCCCACGTTCCAAACTGTCCTGCTAGTCTACCGAAATTTGTTTGCCAACCTTCTGGATGATTAGCTGCGCCATACAATCCCGCAGTTTCAGCACCAGTATTACGAGCCAAGAATCTAGAAGCTTGGTCAATCTTATCTGCACCACCAGTACGCAGAATTCTATCAAACTCCTCAGCAACAGGAAGTGAATACGAATCCAACTTGATTTCTTTGTATGCCTTAAACTTATCAATCTCACCTTTCGCAACACGATTCAACAACTGTCCGGTGTGTGTCCACGTTTCAATGTATGCCGCACCGTGAGCGAACTTGTAAGCATCCTTTTGTAGTGAACCCTTAAAAGATGCTTCCATAAATGCAGTCATTCCTGTGGCGATCTTACCGGGAACTGCGCCGGGAACTGACAATTCTTCGAGCGTGAGCGTACCAATTTCTCCTGTGCGCTCTAAGTGATTAATGACTTCTATGTCACCCCAAAACTTCTGTGCTGTAATCATCCGCTTCTGACCAAAGCGAATAAAATAGTTTTGCAAGAACGATGTGTAGTCACGAATCCCGGCCGACATTTTAAATCCTTGCGCCGCTGATTCATTAACCATCAGAATCCTAGTAATCGCACGATCACGAAAACTCTTTTCAACTGTGATCCCGAGATTCTTATGCAACTGATCTACGACACTCTCTACAAACCTAACACTCTCATCACCGTAACCACGCAACTCACCGAGATATGAGTCAACTCTTTTTTGTATTCCAACCCTCGCATTTTGATCAGTGACATTAGGTATCACCTTCCCGTTTTCATCCTTGATATCAGAACCATCCAATCCTTTCTTGTTACCAGTAACTTGTTCTTCGAGTGCCTTCTTCGCTTTATTCCACGTGGGATAAAAGTCACGTGTCTTGAAGCCAGCAGTTACATAACGCTCAAGTGATTTGAGTGGGTCCTTCTCATAAATATCAATTTCACCTGTACGAATCATATCAGAAACAAACTTCTCTTGTGCATCGGGCATTTGTGGCTTGCTCATCATCTTATGGAACAACGCTTTACTATCAAGATTTGTTTCGTACATCTTATAGTGTGCGACATAACCCATAAGCTGACGCGTATCCGAAAAGCCAAACTCAACAGCGGCTTCGTCATAAATTTTCTTAATCATCCCCGCCGCGCGTAACTGTTCTGAATTCATCTTACGTGATGCCGCAAACTGTGAGCCAGTCATTTCCTTATTAGTAATCGCGCGCGCATACCTTGTGATACCGAGTAACGATATTTCCCCTACAGGAAGTTTGAGAACCTCACCCATCTGCCCAAATGCAACCTGTTCATCTGGCGTTAAACTAAATTCTTGCTCGATTTGTGCGAGTGCTTCCTGCGCCTTAAGTTGTGTAGGATCAGGAAATTCTTCAGCATGATCCAACAACGCACGACGACGCTTAAACAACTTAGTAACGTCAACTTGCGTGTCTGCCCAATTCTGCCCGAGCCGCTTCTCGTTATCAGTAAGACCACGACCCTTTGTAAACTGTGCTGCAATTTCTTCTGGACTCCGAGTTTCGATATACTCAGTAATCGTCACGCGATCTTCAACATTCATCTTACGTAAAATCTTATCTACTTCATGAATCTTATCCCGGTATGGCGCGAGTGCGGCAGTTACTTTACGATGTGCAACTTGTGTGGGTTCGTAGATTTGTGCAAAGAGTTTCGTACCCCACACATTATCCATCTGAATAAGCTGTTCACGTAAAGAAGTAAACTTACCGCTCATTGCGTTCATTGCAGCAAACTTCTTTTCAACTGTAGACAGTGGTGAGAATTCATAAGGAACTTCAAATGGTCCACGCTCATAACGACCGTCGCCCATAATATCCCCACCAATTCCGGGCGGCACTCCACCATTATTACCCATCAAGTCAGGACCAAACGCCTGTCCTGTTTTGTTAATAAACTCTTGTGCTTCCCTTACATTCTTGAAAGGTGTAGTATGCAAACGCTTGCCCGATTCCAAATCACGTACAGTTATGTTACCCGCCTCAGCAACTTCAAGATACATACGATTCGATGAAGCAGAACGTGCGAGTCTATCAGATGCGGGTTCCAAACTTTCTACTATCTTCTTCGATTCGTTATCAAGTAGTTCAGTAGATTCTTTAGCAAACTTCTCGTACAATAACTTCTCGTCTGGTTCAAGAACTGTGTTGAGAATCTTCTCGTGAAACTGACGCTCAAAGTTTGCTGCAAGTGATGGGATTTCTTGTGGCAAGAATCCACGCGACTCCGCAAACTTAGCTACTTCCTGTGCAAACGGAAGGTCAGTCATTTTTACTTCGTCGAACTTCACTTCGGTTTTGCTAAAGCCACGTGACGTTAGTGGATCACCAGCAGTAACACGAGCTGCTTTTTGGTCAGCATCTGTTAACTTAAAATAATCGTTACCATATTTATCTTTAGCAATTGCGGATAGAGCATCTATTATTTTATCTTCGTAAGCTTGATCCAATTCATCTAGCTTTCTATTTATTCTGTACTTTGCTTGGGCTTCTCCCGGTCCAGACTTTATTCCAGTTAGATCAACGTTATGTTTCTTTGCATAGTTTTGTACTTCTTCTGCAAATATCTCATCTTGCCAAACACCTTCTTCTTGCCGTAATTTACGTTCCTTATCGCGTGCTGAACTAAGTGCTTCTGTTTTATTTAGCTCAGTCGCATCTTCCGCAGTCTGCTTTGTGCGCGTAAGAAAATCATCAAACATACGACGCAAGAACTTCTCCTTCGTAACCACAGGCAAATTAACTTCTACCTGCGCTTTAATATCAGCAATAGCGCCCTGTCTAAGATCGACAATCTCGCCCCACACCACTTCATTTCCACCATATGAAGCTGGTTCAGTCTTATTATAAATGATTCCATCGTGTCCATTCTGGCGCATGACTTCAGCCAACACTAAATCCTGTAGTTGATAACCAGATTCATATGTTGTTGCACCAGAATTTGTACCTGTTAAACCGCCACCATAACCTTTACCTTTCTTAGAGCTATGCGTAACATTATTAGCCTCAATGAATTGCGCTTCTTGTTTGGCTGTAATACGCAATCCCGTCGTGCCGCTACGTATCATCTTAAGCATTTCGTAATGCGCACCTTGAGCGGCATCTACAACATATGGATTTTCAAACGCGAGCCGGTGAATAACGAGTGAGTTTATAGCACCTGCTTCTGTACGTCGTGTTGCTTTTGGATCAGCGTCGTACCCAACGCCAGTATGTTGCGGATTTGCAGCATAAAATCTTCCTGTCTTACTGATCGCACCGCTACCGCGCTGCTGACGTACACCAATAAATGTAATTGGCTGACCAGTTTTTGCTAACTTCATCGCCCTTTCATTTGCTTCTACAATAAAACCCTTAGCACCATACTTAAAGTTTTCTGTTTGTTCCTTAATGTACAATCCTTTAAGTGTAAAGGGAGAATCCATAAGAACTTTCTCAGCATCCATTCCTTGCATTTGTAAACGACGTACATCTTCTCGCTTTACAGTTAGCCTCTTACCTGTCTCAAGCGAAGTAAGAAAAATAGGTCGTGGCTCACCCGTTTTATATCGTATATCAGGCGAACCCGGCGCACCGTGTGTATTTACAACATACCGCTTGCCTTCGTACGTCACTAGTTCATTTGGGATGAAACCAGTATCGCGGAAATTAGATCTTGCTTCACTAGGATCGCCACTAATACTTGTCTGCTTAAGTATTACATCAAACTTATCCGCTACCGAATCATAAAAAACTAGACCATATTCTTCAAAATTAACTGGTTGTGCTAATTCTGCTTCAGCAGCTATTATGTTACGCGCTGCATTATTATTTTGGTATTTTAGCTTTGGAATTTCAATCTCAATTATATCAGCTGGATCAGTAGCCTTTGACCAATCCGGCAAATTTTTGTCAGCTATAATTTTGCGAATTGCATGTTGCGTTTGACCTACCAAAGAACTTCTAGTTGGGTCTAACAAATCTAAGTTAGTAGCAAAACTTGGGCTCAGATAAGCTAATGCTAGATGATCGTCGTTATAAATAATAGAGTCTATAACATCAGCAAACTTTAGCTTGTAGCCATGATGAGTTAAATCAGCAAGTTGGCTTTCATCAAGGAACTTTTTTATCTCTGGATCAGCTGTGTTAATTGGAGTAAGTTCACGTGGCCTACCACCAGCCATTTCTGCTTTTACAATTCTACTTTTAGTTATGTTATCTTGCGCAACTTTAGCTTGGGCAATAACTTTCTGCTTTATGTTTGCCATTTCTTCTGCTGTAAGATCAGCAAGGATAACAGTCTTCGTTGGTTCTATTGTACCACTAAGTTCAAGTGACCCAGTAAAATCTTTAACAACTATATCCGTAAGATCGTCTGCGGTTTCAAGAATACCAACACGCTGAACAACATCATGAAGCGTAACGTCATTCGTCGCTTGAATCTGGCGCATCAATCCAATGTCACGCGCCTGCTTTGAAATCATCTCAGGCATACCTACTACATTCTTCTTACCCGTAATACGATCAATAGTCGTCGATCCAAACTGTCCCGAAACTTCCATCGCCGTACCAATCGGCGCAAACATGATTGATTCAATAAAAATATTCGGGAGAATATCTTCCGTGTTCGCGCCTGCAATTGCAGCACCAACTCCGCCACCAACAACACCACCCGCACTTCCAGCTACAACCTTGCGTGCAAATTCTCCCATTATCGGACGCGCAGTAAGTAGCGCACGATCAGTAAACAATCCCGCGCCGGCGCCCGCAATAACATCATCAACAGAAGAAACGCCACGTATTGTACGTTGCGCGCCTAACATACTGGACACGCCCTTAGTAGCAAGAGCTTCCACACCAATAGACGCAATGAACCCTGCAAGTTCTTTCGATCGACGTGCGGAATCTTCTGGCGTTAATGCAATTGCATTTCCTTCGTCGTCAATTCTACCACCAAGTGACAACTCAAACGCATTACCGATTGTTAAATTTAAGATACCTGCACCCAACTGATCGGCAACACCAAGAACACCAGCTTCTTTAACTCCTTCCCAAGCTTCGCCAACTACTTTCCCAAATCCCTGCGCCTTAACTTTCGTAAACATATTATTAAAATCTTCAAGCAGGATCGCAGCATGATCTGGACCCTTACCTTTCTGTGCCGCTTTCTGTACGGCGATACTCGCGAATACGTCACCGCTATTCTCGTCAAACATTCTACCAAAATTCTGATAGAGGCGCTTAGCAGTTCCGAATGTTCCTAATGCTTTCGGCGCTTGTGAATCTGTGAGGGATATAAAATCATTCTTCGGAGCAACGGAAGCTGCGTCACTCCTTACTGGTGCAGGATTTTGCGTCAAGCTAAAAAAGTCTTGTGCTGGCGAAAGTGGCGGAGAAGTCATTATCTATTTCCCGATTCGAGTTGCTTAGCAATTTCAGGTGCTGTTGTACGCAATGATGCGCGTGCGTCATTCTGGCGCTTCGCAAATGCAGTAGCAGTTTCACCATCCCGCCTTCTCATACTTTGCAAAGCTGTGCGCGCGCTCTCAACTGTTAGTGCGGGAGCAGGAGCTTGTGTAGCAGTTTGTGTAGAAGATGAACTTATTTCCGTAAGGACCGTTTCTGGTTTAACAAAATCACCATTAGCATCCGTGAAATGCAATCCGACATTCTTACGCATGATAGGACTAATAGCATTTTGCCAAGCATACTTTCTAGGCATCTCGCCAAACTGAACAGTAACTTGTCTACCCGTCAATGCGTTTTGTGCCTGTAGTGCAGTATTAACTTGCGCAGTCATGATTGTCAATTCTTCGTCTGATACACCAGCAACTTCTGCTTTCGCAACTCCGGTCAACAAACCATTAATCAGTTGCGATTGCTTTCTAACTTCACCATCTACACCATTCTGACGCAACCTTTGTACACCTTCGTGAATCGCAAGCAAATCTGCATCCGGACCAGCAGCAGGTTTCGTTCCAGCAGCACGCAATTGTTCAGCCTTCTTCTTTGCAGCAGGATCAAAAAGATATGACATAGCTGCATCATATGATCCCGCGTCTACACTTTCAAAGAAGCGAAACGCTTGTGCCTGTTTCAACTTATCAACACCTTGCACCATATCCGCAGCATTTGAAGCATTCATCAAACGTA